TTCATGGCGTTTGTGGGCATGACCGACGCAGAAGGCCAGCCGATCGCGCGCACGAACTACGGCATCGGCGGCAAGCCGGAGCGCACGCTGCTTGGGCGCAATGTGGTGCTGTGCGGCGACTACATGGATAGCTTCGCGGCCAACCTGACCGCTGGAAAGATCTTCGCCTTCCTGTTCGATTTCCGCGAGTACGCGCTGAACACGATTTACGATCTCGGCATCCAGCGCAGGCAGGACTGGGACACCGAGGACATGCAGGTCAAGGCTGTTATGAGCTGCGACGGCAAGGTAATCGACAAGAATTCGCTGGTTACGTTGGCGAAGAAGGCTTAAAGGAGGGGAGATAAAATGATTCCGTATAAACATTATTTTGGGCAACGGATCACGACCGACTGCGATGTCGCTGCGGACCGCGCCTTCCTCGCACATTACAGCGTCAAGCCTGCCGCTGCTTCGACCACGGACATTCTGCCCTTCACCAAGTTGTCCTCGGCGATTCAGGCGGGTGTGCTGCCGGCGGGCGCAATACCGGATGTGCCGAGGAACGTGCAGGTGGACGCGAACAACAGCGGCGTCAAAAAGGACATCAAAGTTTACGGCACGAATTTCGCGGGCGAAGCGATTGACGAAACCATCAAGACCAACGAAACTACTGCCGCGGCGGGGACTAAAGCGTTTGCCAGCATCACCAAGATTGACCTGCCGACTGAACACAATGCGGGCGCAAAGCACAAGTCCACAGTGGCCGTTACCAAATCAACAACGGCCGGGACGTCTGCGCTGACCTTCCTTTCGGCGGCAACCGGAAAGGGTTATGACATCCCTTGCGTGTTCGATGCGACGCAAGCGGCGTCGACTTCGGCTGCGGCGACCAGAATCGCGGCTGTACTGAACGCAGACGCCAAATTTGCAGCGGCTTATACTGCGACGGCATCCACGGCAAACATTATCCTCGAGCGCAAGGTCAATGAAAACTCGGACGCGACCATCAACCTGACCGTCAAGGACAACGGAGACGGCGACCTGGTGCTTGGTTCAATTAACAGGGACACGCAGGCAGGCAAGTGCGACGAGGTTTCTATCGGCTGGGGCAGCTCAATCGGAATTCCGTACAAGCTGGCGGCGGCAGAGCTGGTGCTGCTCAAGCTGGTTGACAACGCCCCAGAGAGCACGCCCGGTACTATTACCGCTGACGCGGCTGACATAGAGAAAAACGTCTATGCGCTGCATGCCAGCACGACCATTGATGGGACGAAGCCCATCGACCTCTACATCATCGTGTAAGGTGGTGATCGCATGGCGGTGGGCGTGGACTACATGGAGAAACTGGCGCGCGCGGTGCGGCTGAAATCGCCCACCTACGACGCGACCGAGGAACTGATTGACCTGATCGACGAATGCCGGGCTGATTTGATTCGGCTCGGCATTCTGCCTGATAAAGCCAGCGACGAAACCGACCCGCTGATTCTCGGCGCGGTCCGCTGCTTTGTGCGCTGGAAATGGGCGCAGACACCCGAGGACGAGACCGGGAACATGCGCGACTACATGCTCATGCGGGACGAGATCCGAAAAACACGGCGTTACACCGAGGCGGTGACGCCATGAGAATGCTGGACGAGATCACGCTGCGTGAAAAGCGCACGACGAAGGGCGCCGACGGCTACCCGGTCACGACATACAACGAGCGCGTTGTGTACGCCGATGTTATGAGCGTGAGCCGCGCGGAGCACTATGCGGCGGAAGCCGCCGGGACGCGGGCGGACATTGTTTTTGTGGTGTCGGCGGACGAGTACGGCGGAGAAACCGAGCTGATCTACGCCGGAAACACCTACGAGGTGCGGCGCACCCACATGCGCATGGAATCCCGCACAACACTGCGCAGCTACCGGGCAGACCCGACGCGCATGGAGCTGGTTTGCATTAGGAGGTGATTGCGTGGACATGGACGGTGTTTTATCAGCAACCGGGATCCCGACATATCCCGGCGCCTGGATCCCGCCGCATGACGGCGCAATCCCGCCTGTGCATTACATCGTGTACACATACCTGCGGACGCCTGCACAGGCCGCAGACGACGGTGTGACGATTACAGACACATACGCCTATGTCAACCTGTGGAGCCGGGAATCGCCCATGCAGGCTGTCGAGGCGATACGCGCAGCGGCGATGGCGGCAGGCTGGGGCATTGTAGACGAGCGCGGCGCGGAATACGACGACGGCGGTAAGATGTACCGCACAAGCTGGACGTTTGCGGGGTGGGGCTGATGGGGAAATCGCTTGAGACCATCGGTTTTGTAGAGCTGACGGATGACCTTGCACAGATGGCCGCGCGCATCGCCGGAACCGCAGGGGGCGAGGGCGTGATTGAATCCATCCTGAACGAAGCCGCGCAACCCGTACTTGAAGCCGCCCAACGGATGGCACCTGTTAAAAGCGGGAATCTGCGAGCGGCTATCAAGGCCGGGAAAGTGAAGAAACGCAAGGACGGCACCTACACGATCAAGATCGGGACGGCGGACAAGAAAAGCAAAACGGACGCGTACTATGCGCCGTTTGTTGAGTTCGGCCACGGCGGCCCGCATGGGCCTGCCGCGCCGCACCCGTTCATGCGCCCGGCTTACGACGCAACAAGCGAGCAAGCCTACGGAATCATCCGGAACCGGCTCGCGGAAGAAATATCAAAACAAGGGGGCTAATACATGAAATCCATTACCGGACTTTCCAACTTCGTAATTGCGCCGCTGACGTCCGATACGTCTGCCGGCGTTGTTTATGGGGCGATTCGTCCGATTGTCGGCGCAATCGACGTGGGCGTCTCGCCCAACAACACCGACCCTGACATTCAGTATGCGGACGACGCTGAGTTTGACGTCGTCTATCCCGACCCCGAACTCACGGCGTTGGTCGAGCTGACCTCGCTGCCGCTGGACGTGCAGGCCGAAATTGGTGGGCACGAGATCGACAGCAATGGCGTCATGATTCAGACTGCCAGCGACACGCCCGCCTACTACGCACTGGGCTTCAAGGCGAAGCGCCGCGACGGAACCGATCGTTATGTCTGGCTGCTCAAGGGCCGCGCGAAGCCCGTCAGCGAGACCTTCCATACCGAGGAAGGCACGAGCATCACCCGCCAGACCGGCAAGGTCGAGTTCACGTTCATCAAGCGCACCTACGACGGCCAGTACCAGTTTAAGGCCGACGTCGGTCAGAACGGCTTCACGACCGAGAAGGCCGCGACGTTCCTCTCGACCGTCTACACCAAGAACGCAACGCCTGTCGAGCGCGTCGGCGCCGTTCTCTACGATGTGTACGCGCCCGCAACTGGCGGCACGCCGCAGGCGACGCACGAAGCCGGCACGGGCTACACGGCCGCGATCGCGTGGTCTCCGACGGTGCTGTCCACGTTCCTTACCGGCACTGCGTACACCGCGACGGTCACCTATACCGCTGCGGCCGGCTACATCTTCGACGGCGATTTCGCGGCAGCGGACGTCATTGGCGCGCCGGCGGCTGGCGTCATCGTCACCCGCGTGTCCAGCACCGTTATCACGGTCGCTGTCACCTACGCCGAAACCACCTAAGCGTCCCAAGCCCGCCGATCCGTTCGGCGGGCTTTTTCTGCCATAGAGGAGGATGCACATGATTACCTGCAAGTTAGGTGAAAAGACCTACTCGGTTGATTTTATCTCTACCCGCGCGCTCCGCGGCATGGGTGCTGCCTGGGACGCCTACACACGCATCACTGGCACGGTGGCGGATGCCGCCGAAGGCAAGGCGGTCAAGGACGCCGAGGGCTTTGAAAAGGAGCTCGACGCCCTGGTGCAGTGGTTCTGCCTGCTTTTCAAAAACCAATTCACTCCCGATGAATTTTACGACGGTTATCCAAACGACCGCGCCGTGCATGACATTGTGCTTGCGCTGCTTGCGGTGCGTGGGCAGACCACCGAGGTGCTTGACACCTTCCCTACGACGGCAGCGCAGGCGACAGCAAAGGGAGAGGCCTGACGCTGCACGATTTCATCATGGGCACATACGCCGACCTGCTGAAAGCGGGTTGGAAGATGCACGAAATTGACGAGATGGATTTTATCGGCTTCATGCAGGTGCGCTCTTGGGACTTGACGCGCGAAAAGGGCGACATCCGAACGCCCGACGGCAAGGTGTACATCGACGACATATTTTAGCGGGCGGGAGGTGCGGACATGGCAGAGACTTTGCGGGAGCTGGTTGTATCGCTGTCGCTGAGCAGCGATAATTTTGACCGCAATATAAAAAGCGTAAACCAGCGGATCCGCGAGGCGGAGAGCAACTTCAAGCTCGCGTCCGCTGGTGTCGACAACTACGAGAACACGATTAAAGGCGCGGGGACGCAAGTCGCGGCGCTTAAACAAAAGCTCGATCTGCAAAACAAAGCGGTCGACCAGTTTGAACAGAAGCTCGCAAAGGCGAACACCGCGCTTGAGAAGTCGCGGGAAAGCACACAAAAGCAATCCGCCAAACTGGATGAGAACAAACGCTCTCACGCGCTGTTGACCGAGGAGATCAAAAAGGCAGAGGCGGCGTTTAAGGCGAGCGTAAAAGCGACCGGGGACAACTCCGAGGAAACAATCGGGTTGAGCCTTAAAATCGATGAGCTCAAGAAAAAAGAGAAAGAGCTTTCCGGTGAGATCAAAAACGGCGAGGGGAAGCTCGACGCCGCAACAAAGGCGGTCCAGAAAAACGAGGACGCGGTGTCCCGCGCCCAGACCGGGCTAAACAAAGCCAAGGGCGAAGTCAAGGAAACCACAAGCGCGCTGGACAAGTTGACGGGCGGCCTGGGCAAGGCCGGGGCCGTGTTCGGCGTGCTTGCGACCAAGGCCATTGCGGCGGGCGAGAGCATGGAGCGCACGGGTAAATATATGTCCACCCGCGTCACGGCTCCCCTCGCGGCGCTGGGCGCGTTCGCTTTCAAGGCCGCCGTTGACTTCGAGAGCGCGTTTGCCGGGGTGCGAAAGACCGTCAACGCGACCGAGGCGGAATTCGCGCAGCTTGAGCAGAGCGTGAAAGATATGTCGCTCGAGGTGCCGTCAACCACCACGGTGATTGCAGGCGTGATGGAGGCTGCGGGGCAGCTCGGCATTGCAACGGACAACCTTGAGTCGTTCACGCGAACGATGATCGATATTGGCAACTCAACCAATATAGCAGCAGCAGAGGCCGCGACGGGAATTGCGCAATTTGCAAATATCACCGGAATGGCGCAGGGTGATGCGAATAGGTTTGGCTCGGCACTGGTAGACCTGGGCAACAATTTCGCGACCAACGAACAAGCAATTCTAAATATGGCGTCTCGCCTCGCGGGTGCGGGTGCGCAGGTCGGGCTTACTGAGGCGCAAATCCTTGGTTTCGCAACGGCGCTGTCCTCCGTCGGCATCGAAGCTGAGGCGGGCGGTTCTGCGTTTTCAAAAGTTATGAAGAAGATGGAGGTCGCCGTCGCAACCGGAAAGAACGGGCTCGACGACTTCGCGAAGGTTTCCGGCATGACGCAAAAGGAGTTCCAGAAGGCGTGGAAGGAAGACGCAGCCGGGGCAATTCAGGCGTTTATCGTCGGTCTGTCGAAGATGGACGAGGCCGGCATATCCTCTATTGTGACTCTTGAAGACATGGGCCTTTCGGAAATTCGATTAAGCGACACGCTCCTACGCGCCACCAATGCAACGGAGGAATTCGCGCGGGCGCAGTCTGTTGCGGCGAGCGCATGGGCGGAAGGAACGGCGCTCTCGGCGGAGGCAGAGCAGCGCTACAACACGGTTGCCAGCCAGCTCGAAATCCTCAAAAACCGCGTATCACTTGCCGCCGAATCGTTGGGTTCGGAGATGGTGCCGATGGCGAAGCGCGTGATCGAGGCCGTCAGCGGCCTCATTGACCGCTTCATGGCGCTCGACACCGAACAGAAAGAGCAGATCATCAAGTGGGGCGCGATCGCCGCGGCGGC